CATTCTTTCTTTAATTTTTTCTGAAAGTGTGTTAGGACTCTTTAGTACTAATCCTGGAACTGCTCCATTCTTGAAGAAGTTATCCTGGAAGTTTCTCATACTAGATAATAGTTGCATTGTTCTAAATGCAGGTTTTAATCTTGGTACGCCTCTATAAATAGATTTAAAACTGTTTTCTTTTATATGTATAATTTCGTTTACTGAGTAGTCTACAGTACCATCAAATACGTACTTTTCTACATAAGTTTGGTTATCTGTGTATATAACTACTTTGTTTGCTGGAAGGTGGTATAAGTGCGCTCCATCAAAGTACATAAAGATGTTACCATCAATCATTAAATCTATTATAAGATTTCTTTTAAATGAACTGATGTCTTGAAAAGGGTTGACTTCGTGATTAAGTAGTAAATTTACCCTTGACTTACGAATGTTTTTTGCAACTCCTGTAAATCCTGGTATTGGGTTTCCAACAGTGAAAGGTATTTCTGCAACATCATCAACAATCATGTTAACCGCTCTATTTACAATTTCTAGTTGTTCATACGCGTTTTTATAGTTGATAGTTCTTTCTTGCGAGTCGACAGTCATTCCTTCATTACGGGAAATTATGTATTGAGAGTCATTTAATTTTTCCTCTCTTTCTATTCCTAAGAATCTGTCATACCATGCCATATTTATCTCTCTGTTTCTCGACCCACCGTTGTTGTTTCTTTGCTGTTATCAATTTGGGTCTTTTTCCATATATTGAATGCAATCGTAAATGATGAGTATGGCAAAGTGTTACACATTCGTCATACACTTCTACATAATTCTCATCAATGAACTGCTTTCGTATGTCTAGTATTTCTTGCTCTTTAGTTATATTAATTTTATTTTGCTTTAACCAAGTTTCTAGTAGTTCAGTCAGTCCATGAAAGTGATGAAAATCTAAATGTTCGCCTGTTCCACATATATAGCAAGTGTCTTTCTTATTATATTGTGATTTGGCTTTATCTCTTACGTATTTAACTAAATCTCTTTTTAGTTCCATATTTCTACTCTTAATTAGAATTATACCAAAAAGTCACATATATTGTCAAGAACTGTTTTTGACAGGTGTAACTAGAAGGTAGTAATTGAGGTTTCAAATGTATACAGGGCATATCGTAAAGCATCTGCCATATGCGATGCCCCATCATGTTTTGGTTTCTCTCTCATCAAGTTAGGGTTTGGGTCCCATTGATATTGGTCTAAGCATGTGAGAGCTTCTTTACATTGTTGGTCAACAAGTAAAGTATTGTTATCTACTACTCCTGCTACAAATCCTATTCCGTCAAGAACAGATTTTTTAGCATTAATAGTAGTAATGTCATAGTTTTGAGCAAAGTCAAATCTAGTTTGCTGTGCTGCAGAATCAATATAAATGTAATCTATGTCCCATTTATGTATAAGTTTTTGAATCTGTATAGCGTGTTGTTCAGTTGTTTTTTCAGCATCTAAGTATTCATCTACTAAATGATACATGCCTGAGTCCCAGTCATAAGCAATAACACAAAATGCTGTAGGGTCTTTATACCCAACATCAAGTCCTGCAAATACGTCCATCTTGCTAGTGTCTAAATCTTTGTGATTTGCTACGCAATGTTCATAATCAAATGCCCATATTTGTCCTTCATATACATTAAAGTCAGCCATGTATTCTTGGGCGAACTCATTTGCAGACATGGTCTTTTTTGCTTCTACAATATCTGCTTCTGATACACGAGGGTTTTCATGGTAAGTAGCTTTTATAGCACACCACTCAGGGAACTCATCACTAAATCCTCTATAGTAGAATTCTGCAAAATAATTGTTTCTACCCCTTGGAGTAGATATAAAGATTGCTTTTGAGTTCTCTTTATCTAGTGTGGGTCTAAGTGCTACATTGAAGGCATCTCTGCCATCTGTTAGTGCTGCTTCATCGAATATGATTAAGTCATAACTTCTACCAACTACGGAGTCTACCTGATTAATTGAACCCATACGAATTGTAGAACCATTCGATAGTTCTATAACTTTATCTTTTGCATTATCTTTCGTAACTTCCAAGTCAAAGTGCTTTATCAAATTTCTTTGCAAGTCGAATGATATTTGGGATAGTGAGTAGTTGGGCGACATAAGTAGTACATTAGCTCCTGGAACTAAGCATACTAATTGCCCGATGATATTTGAAATATATGTTTTTCCTTGTCGTCTAGATACTGCTGCAGTAACAAAACGATACTTAGGATTGTTGATAGCATTGATAATAGCTGTTTGAGAAGAATTAGGTTTTATGCCTAAAAGCTCCATATAGCCTTCGATAGGAAGCTTTATGAATCTATCTTCTGTAGGGTAGTCCATCAGATAATCTGGAACTATGTCTGTTCTGCTTACTTCAATCAATGTATCAATTCGTTTTCAAATAGGTTAAATGGGTCACCTTCGTCTAAGAGTTCGAACTCATGACAAAGGTTTAGTAGATATAAGTAAGCGGCAGATACTTTAGCAAGTTCTTTTTCTGCTACAGTTCTCTCCGCTCCTAGCGCTTTTTTATTGCTTATCTGTGATAGGTGTTTAGTAGAAGTTAACGCAGTCTCTTCTAACCACGCTCTTCTAACATCAATTTGTTTCACCTTTAGTTTTCTGTTATGCAACCAACACCTAGTACTTCTGCGTGTGCAGCAAATACTTGGTCTGAAGCTTTTTTTGCAATTATTACTACTGCTTTTGCATCTAATGATATAGTTGCTAATGTTGCATCTGCTTCGTTGGCTACTGTTACTAATCTGATAGTAGCACCAGAATTGAACAACCTTACGTTTGGTCCTCCACTAAAAGTAGACGCTGCTCCTACCGTAGTGCCGCAAGCTTCTTGTGCGCCTAATAATTTAATACTCATTCTGTTTCTCCGTTAATAAGGCTATATTGCCTTCTTTTCTAAGTGCTTTTGTAGTCGCACTTTATTGTGAATTGTTTTTGGGGAATGGAGTATTACTTGTAGTTTCTTACTCCACTCTAATCTCTGGTGGTACTTTTCTCGTATAGTCGAGATAAGTGTTAGTAGCAAATCAATGTCTTTCGATATCTCTTTGCGGTGCAGACTCATTATCCTATATTATCTGTAGTGATTTTTACTTTCTGTTTGGCTGCTATCATTTTGTCTTTGATATCTACGTTGCCGTCCCAGTTTTTATCCTCACCCTTTATAATATTCCATACTTTCTTTAAAAAGTCTTTCATTACCATTTTACCTTGTTAGCCCAGTATGCCGCTGACATCTTACCTCTGGCTATGTTCTTAGCGTGTCTAGCCTTAAAAGAAGCTCTCTTCTTTTTCATTTTAGACGACTCTCCAGTTTTTCTTTTACCTGCGGTCTTGGCTCCTTGTTGTCCAAAGCGAATAGTTTTTATTTTCTTTCCAACTTTCGCTACAACTATGTGTGATTTTTTTCTGTGGCTAGGAGTTCTTTTTGGTTTATTGAATCCTTTGACTCCTGCTCTCTTTAGTCTTCCGTCTCTTTTCTTTCTAACGGCCACGTCTCTTTCTCCTTGCAGCAGTTCTAACCATGGTAGGCTTGCCACCAACTCCCTGCTTCTTAGACCTCTTTCGACGTACTGCCGATTTAATCTGACTTTTGCTCATTCGTGCAGCTTTTGCTGCTGGTACACATTTGGGGTATCCTTTTCTGCTTTTCTTTGCTTTGGAGCGTCCACAAGCAGGATATTTACCCTTCTTCTTTTTAGCTCCTATGTTTACCCACTTCTGGCCAAACCATTTCTTTAGTCCAGTTTTAGCCACGTCTATATCTACCTCCTGCTGCCTTGTATTGTTTTACAAGAGATGCATTTGCATATGCGCTAGGGTAAACTTTAAATTTTCTTTTAACTTTAGCTTTTACCCTTGCGTATAATTTTTTATTGGTAGGTATGTTACGTTTTTTAGCAGAAGCTTTACTTCTTCTTTTTCTTTTTACCGCCATGTTTACTACCCCTCATTAGCTTGCCATTGGGCATATAATGAAACCCTTTAGGCGCTTTTTTTCTTTTACGTTTAGCAACCATTATTTCCTACCTTTTTTCTTTTTGCCTTTTTTCTTCTTCTTTTTAGGTCTTCCTACGGCACTTCCGTAGCTACCTTTACCATATGGCATTATTGTTTTGCCTTGCCGATGTTAAGGGCTAGTAAATCTATAAATTTATATAGTTTTCCAATCCATACGTCGTCTTTTGGTGTTGGCGTTGAAGCCGCAATTATGCTTGACACCGTAACAATCATTGTTACATATCCTATTAGTTCCATCATGCTATCTCTCCCATAG